GCTTCTTGGCCGATAGTGACCGGATCAGCTTTGACGACCAGCCCACGGTTGTGATCCGACCACAGGTGATTCGCAGCCTGGCCAGCTTCATCCTCTGTCCAGAGCTGCATACCCTCTGGCACATACTTCTGAGATAGGCCGATCTTGCGTGCATCGATGAACCAGGTGCCTGCGTCCTTGCGTTGGCGAACCGGCAAAAGCCACTTTGTTTTAGCCATGATGATCTCCCTAGTTGGCGGGGCCGTTAGGCCACCGCCTTTTTGATTTCTGCGATGATGGCGTCGAGCCAAGGCTCAAGCAGCGGGCGATCATCACAAATTGTCATGGTCAGGCATGAGGCTGCATCTGCATCATCGGCGGGGTCTGCCATGTCTTCACGCAAGCAATCACAGACAACGCCCAGATCAATACCGGCATCCCAATCTTTCTGGCCAATCACCTCGACGGCGAAGCGATCAATCTTTTCAAGCAGTGTAGTCATCGTCGTGTCTCCCTGTGTTCCTCTTACCCTCTTAATATAAGGCACTTATCGTTCAACGACAAGCATAAAACACAAAAAAGGTACGGTTTTCGGTACGGTCACCAAAAAAACAGCCGCCAAGGCGAAAACCCTGACGGCTATTTATCCAAAGATTTCTGATGGATGATGCTGGTC